ACTAAACTTCCAAGTCGGCGTCGTCAAGGAGAAGACCCAACTTGACGCTGGTGGCTTTTGGACTGACGCCGACAAGATCCGCTTCCGCTATGGGCGCCCCGAACTCATGGGCGGCTGGCAGCGCGTCGTCGACCCCTCTGAAGATGCCAAGATCTTTGGCGTCCCCCGCTACCTGACATCGGTTCGCAGTCGAGTCGGTCAGGCCGCAGCCGTCATCGGCACCAACGCTGGCCTGTTCTCCAGCGAACTGTCCACCTTCTACAACATCACGCCAATCGTCTCGACGCTCGCCTCCAGCAATCTGCTGTCCACTACGGCCGGTTCCAACAGGGTCGTCGTCTCGGTCTCCAACCACGGCCTGACGACTGGCACCCTCATCGAAGTGGTCTCGGCCGCAGCTACCATCGGTGGCAACATCGTCATCAATGCGGTCTCTTCGGTGACGGCCACCTTCCCGGTCAGCGTCATCACTTCCAACGCCTTCGCCTTCGACGTGAGCCTCACAGCAGCCGCAACCTCTGTAGCTACAGGCGGTGCCATCACCATCGGCTTCTCCTACCCGGCCGGCAACATCTCCACGGTGTACCGCTCGGGCTGGGGCATCGGCGTGTGGGGCGGTAACTTTGGTTGGGGCACCGCCGCTGCGCCCTCGCCTGACCCGCTGCGCCAGTGGTCCCTCGACTTGTGGGGCACCGACATCATGGCCGTTCCTTCTGGCGGCCCGCTCATGTACTGGACCACCAGCGCCAACATCGTTACTAGGGCCACTATCGTCACGGCTGCGCCTTCCATCAACCAGATTGTGCGCGTCGCTTCCGAAGCCCGGCATGTCCTCCTGTACGGCACCCACGACGTATCCGGCAGCTACAGCCCACTCCTCGTGCGCTGGTGTTCGCAAGAAGCCTTCACGGACTGGACGCCGACCGCCACCAACACCGCAGGCGACTACCCGCTGCCGAGCCGTGGCTCCGAGATCCGGGCCGTCAACCGCATTGGCGACAAGACTGCCATCCTGACTGACAACGACCTGTTCATTCAGTCCTACATCGGCGGCAACGACGTCTTCGGCTTTACGGCTGTGGGCGAACGGTGCGGCGTTATCTCGCGCAATGCGGCCGTCGAATATAGCGGCACCCTCTACTGGATGTCCACCAATGGTCAGTTCTTCCAGTACGACGGTCGTCTCCAAGCCCTGAACTGCACGGTGCTGCGCTACGTCTACGACAGCCTGAACGAGTTCCAACTCGACAAAATTTATGCAGGTACCAACTCGACCTTCGACGAGGTCATCTGGTTCTACACCTCCAACGACTCGACCAATGGCGAGAACGACCGCTACGTCATCTACAATACGCGCGAGAAGCACTGGACCATCGGCACCATGCCGCGCACCGTGTGGGAAGACATCGGCACCTTCACGACCCCGTTGGCCATGAACAGCAATCCCTACGACCTCTTCTATCAGGAGACCGGCTATACGGCCGACTCGTCCGTCCTCGCATCCAACCTTGAGGGCGCCTACTTCGACCAAGAGGCCGGGGACAACATCCTGTTCGTCAACAAGTTCGTGCCCGACTTCAGCAACCTGTCGGACAACACGCCCTACTCCGGTACCCTACAGATCAGCCTGAAGGCGCGCAAGTATCCTGGCGGTCCGGTCATTACGAAGGGTCCCTTCAACGTCACGGGCACTACCCAGAAAACCTCGCTGCGCCTACGCGGCCGGGAACTGGCCATCCAAATCCAGTCCTCCACCTCCTCCGACGTGCCGTGGCGCATGGGTCAGTTCCGCGCAGCTATCGAGCCTGACGGCCTGCGATGACCCGGCGCATTTCCTCCCGCGTCTTTCCCGACGCACCCGCCGAATGGGACGCCTCCTCGCGCGACGTGTGGAACCGTCTCATCAAGGTCCTTGAGCAGAGCGACCTCTTCGATCAGGGCCGCCGTACCCGTCCCCAGTTCATTGTGCAGGGCACCGTCTCCGCACCCCTGACCGTTGACATGCTGAACCCCTCGGTCACCGCCCTCACAAACGTCGTCGGCAAGCTGCTATTTGCTTTGCAATCCAGCAACTTCGTCGATGTTCGCTAGGTTTATTTCTTGATAAGCCTATGCTATAATACGCGCTAGAAGGTCGACATATGTCTGGAACCCTGTCCACCCGCGTATACACGCCCCCTGCCGCCGGCTCCTTTGATCCTTATACCATTGGTATTACAGGCGGCATTCCTGCGTTCTTCGGCTACCGACAGGGCGACCCCCGCGCAGTCATAGCAGCCGAGACCACCGCCACCCCAGTTGACGGAAGCGATGGTGGCGGCGGCGACCGGCGACCGGCTGTTACATTTGTTCCGACCCCGCCTACCGTTACCAACATTACAGGGCCTGCCGGCGGCTACTACGTCCAAGACCCGGACGGGGTACCTTTCTCGCCTAGCACCGGTAGCATCATGCGGGATCTTAGCAACATTGCTGGAATCCCAGGCTTGGGCATGACCATGCTCAGTCTGCTGTCGGGCCCCGGCGCTATCCCCGGCATCATGGCCGGCACCGCCCTGTCGTCTCTCAGCAGCAGCCCCCGCGTCACTGGCATCACAGGCGGCCTCGGCGACCTGATTAGCGATCTGGGCCGTACCCCCGAAGAGCGTGCCGCCCGCGCCGAAACCTCCCGCGACCTCAATGCGCTGGCACAACGGGACACTGAATCTCGCATGGGCATCACGCGAGAAGACTTGCCCGTCGTCGAGGCTGTTCCCGCGCTTACCGGCTTTCCAGCAACCGCCGCTCCGGCCGGAACTGCGCCGCAGGCTGCTGCCGCCCCGGGCGTTGGCAGTGCGTTTGGTGTCGAAGCTACCCCGGCAACGGGGACGGGAACCCAAGGGGCCGGTTCGCAAGGCGGCCTTAGCAATCTTGGTACGCCGGGGCCGGGCGGTCCCACCAGCCAGCAAGCTCAGACAGCCGGCCCCATCGGCGTGGACGCTCCGGCTGCCGGAGTGCAAGGTGGCCTCTCCAACATTGGCGCCCCCGCTGCGCCCTCCCCCGCTCAAGACGCGGCTCTCAATGCGGCCCTCGATGCCCTCACGGCAGCCGTAGATGCGATGCAGCAGGCACGAAGTGCTGAACTTGATAATCCAACCGCAGCAAACGTGCAGGCGACGCTAGACGCACAACAAGCTGCCGCCCAAGCCCAAAGCGTTGTTGACGGCCTTTTGAGTGCAGTGGCGCCTACCGCTCCCCAAGAACAAACACTCACGGTGACGTCCCCGGTCCAGTCTCTTACCACCGTTTCGCCGGCACTTTCCAGCCTTACCGACGAAGTCACAACTGATCTCGACACACAGACCGAAGCCGAAGCTCAAGCAGAAGCGGAAGCTCAAGCAGAAGCCGAAGCTGCCGCCCAAGCCGAAGCCAATGCCGCTGCTGCCCAAGCCGATGCTGACGCACAAGCTGCCGATGCTGACGCGGCTGCCGCCGCCGCTGATGCCGCCGCTGCTGCGGATGCCGCTGCCGCTGCCGACGCTGCCGCTGCCGGTGAAGCAGGCGATGCAGGCGACGGTGGGGATGGTGGCGACGGCGGTGACGGTGGAGATGGTGGCGGCGGGGATGGCGGTGGAGGCGGTGACGGAGGCGGTGGTGGCGACGGTGGCTACGCTGAAGGCGGCCTCGTTCGCTTTGCGCGGGGCGGCGTCGTCCAGCTTGAAGGCGGCGGCAAGGTGGCCATTGGCCCCGGCGGCGGCCTCGACGACCTGATCCCCACCTCCATCAACGGTCGCCGGGCTGCTGCCCTGTCGGACGGCGAGTTCGTCATTCCGGCTGACGTCGTGTCCATGATGGGCGACGGTTCCTCCAACGCAGGTGCGCGTCGCCTGTACGATCTCGTGAAGCAGATTCGCCAAGATAAGACCGGCACCTCCAAGCAGGCAGGTCCGCTACCCGTCGGCGAAATTCTTAAAAGGAGTATCGGCCGATGAGCATTTTCGGCGACATCTTTGGCACCGGCCGCCAAACTACCACCACCGGTACCACTCCGCAAGTCCCCGCTGACGTTGAAGCCGCGCGCCGCGATCTGCTGGGCCGCGCCCAGACCCTTGCCGCCGAGCCCTTTCCCCGCTACAACCAGCCCCGCGTCGCCGGCTTTACGCCTGACCAGCTTGCCGCCTTCGAAGCTACCCGTAACGTCGCAGGTGCTGCTGGCGCCCTTGCGCCCCTTACGCCGGAACTGACCCGCGAAGGCATCGCCGCCACCCGTGGTCTGGCGCAGCGTCTGCCCGACGTCAACATCCAAGAGTACATGTCGCCCTACCTACAGGGCGTCCTCGATCCTGCGATCCGTGATATCGAAGAGCGTGCTGCCCGCACCCGCCTTGAGTTGGGCCAGCGTGCCGCGCAGACTGGCTCCTTTGGCGGCTCCCGTCAAGCCATCGCAGAGTCCGAACTTGAGCGCGGCACCCAGCGCAACATCGGCGAAGAGTCCGCCCGTCAGCGCGCTGCCGCCTACAACCAGGCCCTTGCACAGTTCCGCCAAGATCAGGAGCGCATCCCCCAGCTATACTCGGGCGCTCTCAGCCAGCTTGGCACGGGCCTGACCCAGACCGCCGGTCGCCTTGGCGTCGAAGCCCAGCCCCTCCTGAACATTGGCGGCATGCAGCAGGCCCTCGGCCAGCAGAACCTCGACGTGCTTCGCCGCACCTTCGAAGAGGAACGCGACTTCCCGCTTCGCGGCATCGAAGTTCTGCGCGGCGCCCTCGGCATCACGCCCTCGTCCCTCGGCATTGGCAGCGTGCAGCAGCAGTCGGCACCCGGCCCGAACGTCCTCGGCTCCGTCATCGGCGGCCTCACGCAGGTGCCCAACGTGATTGCTGGCGGCAAGGCCCTCGGCGGCTTCTTCAGCAATCTCTTCGGCACCTAAAGGCAGGACTCTCTCATGGCCGAAACCACTTTCGAAATGCTGCGTCGAACCCTCGGCAATGTTCCTGGTCCGATTGGCGCTATCGTTTCCGAGAATGCCCCTATCATCGAATTCCTTCAAAGGCGGCGGGCAGCCCCGGCTCGTCCCCCTGAGTCGCCTGTCACTGAGCCGCTTGCTCCCGCAGTAACCGAAAACCCGCCGTCACCTTTTCAAGTCGCCCAAGATGAAGCCGCCCGTCGCCGGGCCGCAGCAACTCGTCCTCCTGCCCAACCGAACGAATCCCCGGAAATGGCCAACGCGCTCGAACAATTTCAGGCCGCATACCGCGAACGCCTTGCCGCAGCCCAGCCTCAAGGCCAGCTTTCGGTTCTCGATATGCTGCGCAAGCGCATGGCCCGCGACATGGAAGGCGAGGCCCTCCAGCGCGTCGGTGAATTCGGTGCCGGCATGCTGGCCTCGGGTAGCCCCAACTTCTTCACGATGCTTGGTGCTGGCGGGCGTGCCGCTGCTGAAGGTGACCGTGCCCGCATGGAACAACTTCGTCGCCTCGCCGAAGCCGAGCGCCAAGACGCTGCCCAGCGCGCCGAAGAGGAATACCGTCGCCAACAGATCGCAGTCGAGCGTGAACGTCGGGCAGCCGAACAAGATCCCAACAACCCGCGCAATCGCCTGTATGCCGCGCAGGCCGGCTTCTATGAGCGTGGTGGTTCGGGCGCCGGTCGCATGCAGGTTACGCCGCCGGTTCGTTTGCGGGCCGAAGCCCAGGCCTTGAGTGAGGCGCGGACTTTGTTCCCTGATCCTCCCTCTACGGCGCTTAACCGTGATGCCGAAGTTGCCCGAATCCAGCGCGAGCGTCAAGCCTACATCGCCACGCGCCTGCCTGCCCTACTCGAAAGCCTTGGCGCTCCCGGCCAAGTCCAAGCTGCTCCCGCTGCGCCTGCGGCCCCGGCTGTTCCCACCATCGAAGTCAATCCGGTGGGCCGCCCCGCTCGATGATCCGAGTTCGCCTCAACGACAACATCGCAGTAGACGTCAACACCAACGACCCGCAGGCTGCGGCAGCGGCAGGTCGGCGTTGGTTCCAGCAGAACCATCCCCAAGAGTTCGATGCGTGGCGCCAAACCCAACTTGGCATCGGCTCCTCCATTTCGCGTGGCGCCAGTGCCGGCGTCGACCAGTTCCAAAGCACCCTCTTCTCGGCAGCGGAAGGTCTCGGGCGGGCTGTTGGCTCCACGGGTCTTGAGGAATTTGGCCGCACCGGCCGCGAGCGCAACCAAGCCGAAGCCGAAGCCGCCTTCCCCTCCGAACTGCGTCAGCCCTTCACCGAAGTCACTGGCCCTAGCGAAGCTGCCCGCGCAACTGCCGAAGCTGTCACCGGCTCCCTCCCCGCTACAGGCACGGGCATCGCAGGCGCACTAGCCGGCGCACGGGCTGGCGCTCCATTTGGTTTCCGGGGTCGCCTTGTCGGCGGTCTTGCCGGTGGTGCAGCAGCCGCATTCCCCCAACTGTTCGGCAGCAACATCGAGCGCCAAATCCAAGAGAGCGGCGACATTGTCAGTCCGGGCGCTGCCGCTGCTGGTGCTGCTGTCCAAGCCCCGCTCGAAGCTGCAACCGACGTTCTGACTCTGGGGGCCAGCCGCTTCCTTCGCCGCCCTGCCACCGAAGCTGCCCAAGCTGCCGGTGCTGGCCTTGGACGCCGCCTTGCTACGGGCGCTGCTGTCGGTGCCGCTACCGAAGCCCCCGTCGAAGTTGCGCAAACCGCCATCGAGCGCGCACAGGCTGGCCTTCCCGTCTTCACAACTGAGGGCGGCGCTGGCCGCGAATACCTCGAAGCTGGTCTCGGCGGTGCTGCTGCCGGCGGTGTCACGGGCGCTGCTATTCGCGGGGCATTCGGCCAGCGTCCTGCCGGAGCCGAAGCTGCTGCCGTCCCCGAAGGCGCCTTCGCCCCGACCGCAACTCCCGCTGCTCCCGCTGCCCCAGAAGCTGCCG